TTCTGCCTCGTCCGATGGTCGGGGACGTGAGCTTGCCGCGCACAAATAACCTGGGCGAGGCACAGACTGCGGACGGAATCTTGGAGCGCAAGCGACAGGAAGTGAGGAATCTTAGCGACCCATTCGGCGGGCAGGCGTGATCAACCGGCGGTTCAGACAATGAGGAGGGCGTAATGGGATACAAAAGCAGAGTGGCATATCTCGCAGACGCCGAGCGCCTGGTACTCGACGAGGGCAAGACATGGAAACAGGCCGCCGCGATACTCGGAATACCGAAGGAGACTGTAAGGTCTGCGGTAAGGAACGGTGAACGCTGGAAGGCTGGGGAACGGTCAAAGCTCAAAACAGTGGAGCATGTTCCGGCCAATCGCGATTCCGGTAACGAATACAAGACATTTAGGCGCAAGAACGCCGACGGGACAATTGAATCCATTGAGTTCATCGAACTGTGGGAAGGCGAAGAACTGTCAGACGATGACATTCTGCGTTTTCACAAGCTAGACCCGGAAAAGTGGGAGTTATATACTTACACAAACAATCTCTGGCATGCGGTGACCGGGGAGGACCAGGGAAACCGGCGAAAGCTGATGTACCAGAGCAAACTGACTGCCAGACCGAAGAAACAGGCACTTTCGCTTGACGATGTAAAGCAGACGTTCCGAGAGCTTGCGCTCGAATATGAGCGCCCGCCTGTGATGTATGTCAAGCGGGAAGGCCGGATGCTGGCAGAGGTTAATATCGCAGACCTGCACCTCGGCAAACTGTGCTGGCACGGCGACACCGGAAACAACTACGATCACAAAATAGCCCGTGACACGTTCAATCGCATCGTGTCGTCCATATACCGGGAGCTAAAGGGGCTGCCGATTGAGCTGGTGTATTTCATCATCACCAACGATTTTTGGAACAGCGATAATCCCGAGAAGACCACAACTGCCGGAACGCCTCAAGATACGGATGCGCGGTGGCAGAAGCTGTACAAAGTCGGCACCACGATGCTGACGGACGCAACCGGTCTCATGATGGAGATTGCACCGACAGAAAACATCTACACAGCCAGCAACCACGACCTACAAACCATGTACTATGCCATGTGCCACCTGGAGGCGTTCTTCCGCAACGACAAAGACAGGCTCACGGTGGATACCGATGCCAGGGCGAGAAAATACAGGCTATATGGCAGCACCCTGCTTGGTTACACTCACGGGGACACGGAGCGCAAGCAGGCAAGGAGCGCGCTGGGTGCACTGGCTGCCCTTCCTCCAATCGAGGCAAGGGAGCTGTGGGGACAATCAAAGCGGTGCGAGGTACATGCGGCTCACCTGCATTGTGAGCAATCGGTCGACGAGGTAAACGGCGTGATTGTGCGCCGAATATCCAGCCCTACAGCGACGGATACGTGGCACTACCAGAGCGGGTATGTGGGGGCAGTCAGAAAGGCGCAGACGTTCATCTACGACCGCGACTACGGGCTGATACACACGATAAACACTCCGGTGGAGGCGGTGATCTGATGTGGCTTGCCACCGGGGACAGGTACGAAATTCTGCTCTGATAGCGCGGGAAAGTAAAACAACATAATGTGCTATAATCTACATGTCGATGGAAAACCAACGGCATGTCGGTTTTCTTTTGTGGGCGCGGTGGCGGAATAAGACGCTATGACGGTAATTGCGCGGAATCGTCGCTGAAAAAGTGCTGGCATTTCCGTGAGACGCGCAAGTGCAAGGTGAAATTCCTTGTCCGCGCCCATCGACTGACAAGCTGGAAAAGACAGCGAGAAAGACAAGCCGGAGAGACGGCGGAGGGAATATGTCTGAGCTTCATAAGGTGCCTTTCAACCTTCAGTATTTCGCGGACGGCGGTGCCGCCGGAGCGACTGGTGGAGAAGGCGGGGCGGAGGGTGCGGCCCCTGCGGTAGCCTCGCAGCCAACACAGGCGAAAACGAAGTATTCCGGAGTGCGCAGGTATGGGCAGCAGCCCGCCGACATTCCGCAAACGCCCCCCGTAAAAGAGGACAAGCCGGAGGACGCTCCCGCTGAGAAAGAGCCGGAGCCAGCCCCACAGGCCGACCCTGATGCGGAGTTCGACGATCTTATCAAGAATAAGTACAAGGAACAGTGGCAGAAACGGGCAGATTCAATTGCCAAGGACCGGCATGCGAAATGGAAGGCCGCTCAGGAGCAGCTCGACACTTACACGTCGTTCCTCACAAAGGTGGCGGCCCGCTATGGAGTAGACCCAACGGACATCAACGCGGCTATGGCAGCGTTTGAAAGCGACAAGGCCTACATCCGCGAACTGGCGGAAAAGGAAGGCCGGACCGTGGAGGAAATGGAGCCTATAATCCAGCTACGGCAGGAGAAGGCCAAGGCCGACGCAGAGTTGGCGCGGATTAAGGCCGAGCAGGAACGCATCCAGCAGGAGCAGCGCAGCGCGGAAACCGTGCAACGGTGGAGGATGCAGGAGGCGGAGGCCAAGCAGAGATACCCCGACTGTGACGTTTTGGCTGACTACAATCACCCGGACCCGCAGAAACGCGCCCAGTTCAGGGGGATGCTGCATTCCGGCCTGTTTACCGTAGAGCAAGCCTACAAAGCGATACATGCCGAGGAATTGGCCGCAAAGGCCGCCGCTGAGGCCGAGAAGGCCGCAAAAGCCAAGCTGGCTGCTGAAATCCAAGCCAGGGGCTCAAGGCCTGCGGAGAACGGCACAAGCGGGCAGGTTGCCACCGTTCCGCCATTTGACCCGAGCGTACTGACAGAAAGAGATATCCAGGAAATGAGGCGGCTTGCTCGTGAAGGCCAGCATTTCACGCCGGAAGAGTATTACGCCAGGAAGATGAAAGGGTAACGCTGACAACCCGTAATGTCAGCGAGAAGGAGTTTGTATGGAAGTTTTCAAGAAGGTACTCCCTTTGAACATTCAGTTTTTCGCTGACGGCGATATGAACACGCAAAAGACCACGACCGAGGGGCTGTCCCCTGGTATGAAAACCTATTACGAGAAGCGCCTGCTGAAAAACACCAAGGCAAATCTCGTACACCAGCAGTTCGCCGATACATACCCCATCCCGAGGGGGAACGGAAAGACCATTGAGCTTCGGAAATTCACTCCGCTGCCCAAGGCTCTCACCCCCATCACGGAGGCGACTGTGCCGGCGGGCCGTGGCATGACCGAGGAACCGATTACGATCACCGTTGACCAGTATGGCGATTACATCAGCACTTCCGACATGCTGGAGCTCACCCACTTCGATTCCATCTTGGACGTTCGTTCCGAACTGCAAGGAAACCAGGCCGGCGAGACCATTGATACCATCGTCCGCGAAGTCATGAACGGCGGCAGCAACGTGCTCTATGCCCCGAAGGTGGACTCCAACGGCGCGGAGACGTCTGTAACCGCCCGTCACGTTCTGGACGAGAGCGCAAAGATGACCGTCAAGATGATCCGTGCGGCCGCCAACCAACTCAAGCGGAAGAATGTTCCCAAGATCGACGGCTCCTATGTGGCCATCATGCACCCCGATACCACCACGGACCTGCAGAACGACCAGAACTTCGTCGAAGCCGTGAAGTACGGCAGGCCGGAAGATTTGTACACTGGCGAAATCGGCAAGCTGGCCGGTGTTCGTATCGTGGAATCCAGCGAAGCGAAGATCTTCTGGGGTGAGAACCTGACCGCTGCTTCTCGCACGCTGACCGTGAAAGACGCCGTGGCTGCGCCCGGGAAGACCATTAACGTGAAGGAAGCCATTACTGCCGATGAAGCGGCGGCTTTGGCCGGCAGGGACATCATCATCGAAGGCAACCTGTACACCATTGACAAAGTAACCGCCGGCACTGCAAACGCCGCCAGCATCACCTTGACAGATAACATTGCCGCCGTTGAGGCCAACAAGGTTATTTATCCGGGCGAAGGCGCGTCTGCAGGCAAGGCTGCCTACTCCAGCCTGTTCCTGGGCGCCAACGCATATGCCACCACAGAAATCGAGGGTGGCGGCCTGGAGTTTATCGTGAAACCGAAGGGCTACGCAGACGCGCTGAACCTGCGTTCCGCTTCCGGCTGGAAGTGCACGCTGGCAGCCAAGTTGCTGGATGAATCCCGCATCGTACGCGTGGAGCACTGCACCAGCATGTCCAGTTTGGCTGTTGCCAACTAACATTCCGGGCGGGGTGAATAGCCCCGCCCTACCTTCAAGGAGGAAAATATGGCCAGATACACTGTTACCATCATGGGCGACGGCGAAATGCCCCTGTGGATGTGTGTGAACGGAAAAGAGCTTGCTATCCCCAAGGGGATTCCTGTCGAAGTGGATGAGGAGTTTTATTACGCGCTCCGAAACATTGCCCGCCAGAGGGCTTCCGCTAAGAACCTTCTGAAGTTGTACGTCGAAAAGACGGACCATGAATGGAAGGGAGACGGGCGAACCCTGGACGGAATCAAGCCGACAAATCCGAAGCTGCGGAATGGAGCGCCGCTTAAGATGGACTGACGGGGCGCAACGCGCCCCTTTTTGATTGGAGGGATACTAATGACGATAGCGGAGGCTGTCGAGAAAGCGAAGCGGCTGCGCCCAGGCATGGTCGGAAGCGGGTTTGCAGTAGAGGATAACGATCTTGTAGGTGACCTGGCCCAGCTCGACATGCAGATTGACATAGAGATCATCAGGACGCACGAGGGCGCGCCGGAGGGTGAATTTGAACCATATGACCCGTCTGCAGAAGGCTACAATGCGAAGGATATTGAGCTGCTCGTCCCGGCTCCTTACGACAAATTGTACATCCCGTTCCTTTTGGCGCAGATAGACCGCGCGTACAAGGAGCGGGCCGACTATAACGACAATTTCCAGCAGTTCAATGCTGATTACAGGGAGTTTGTCAACTACTACAACCGCACACACATGCCCATTCAAAGGGCGTATATCGCGGTTGGAAGGGCAGACAATACGTTTGTTTTGCCGCCGGAATTGACCTAAGGAGGGCTTACCATGAGCCTGATGACGCCCATACAAACCAGTCGCGATAATCTGACCGTATTTCGCGGCCTGAATAAAACCCTGACCGTCGCCGAGGGTGAGTTCGCCGACATGCAGAACATGACCGGCGACCATTTTCCTGTGCTTTCCCCCCGTCAAAAGCGTCTGAAATGCCACACGTTCACGAAGTACAAAGGCATATACGGCAAAGACAAGCTGATTTGGGTGGATGGCACAGACCTTTATTATGACGGCGTGAAGGTCGAAGGGGTGATGTTGGAGGACAGCCCCAAGACATTCGTGGGCATGGGCGCATATGTGCTGATCTTCCCCGACAAGTATGTGTTCAACACCTATGCATACCAGCAGGCATTGCTTGCTGAGCCGGAAGAGGAAGAAGAACCTGAACCTGTCGATGTTTCAACCTACTTCTCCCCCATGGACGCCACATTTACCGCAGAGGCGGACGTGACGTTTGATATGTGCGACATGGACGGGAACGACATCACCTACACCGCCAGCACGGAGCCGCCTGCAGAACCGGAGGCTGGGCAATACTGGATGGACCAGTCAGGCGAAAGGCCGTCCTTAAAGAAGTATTCAGCCGCTACGCAAGAGTGGGTCAGCGTGTCATTCTCGTATGTGAAGCTGGGATGCCCAGGCATCGGCACAAACTTCCGGCAGTTCGACGGGGTGACGATTTCCGGCGCCAGTGATGATCAGTTCAACGGAGACCGCATTATCCAGCTTGTTTCCGAGGACTGGATTGTACTGCAGGGGTCCATTGAATCCGAGTACACACAGACTGGCGGCGGAATCACGATAAAGCGCGAATGTCCAACGCTGGAGTATGTCACTGAATGCAATAACAGGGTATGGGGTTGTAATTCTGATATGCATGAAATCTATGCATGTCGGCAGGGCGACCCGTGGAATTGGCGGGCGTATGAGGATTTATCTTCTGCCAGCTACGCAGTTACAATCGGGACCGACGGGCGTTTTACTGGGGCTGCCACATTCAACGGATACCCATTGTTCTTCAAAGAGAATTGCGTGCACAAAATCCTCGGATCGGTGCCCTCAAACTTCGCTGTATCTGTTGCGGAGTTGCAAGGGGTACAGCACGGCTCAAGCCGCTCCCTGTGCGTGGCCAACAACAGGCTTTATTACAAGGCCGTAAACGGCGTTATGGCCTACGACGGCGGCCAGGCAATCAATGTGTCCGGGGCGCTTGGAAATGTGCCCTACGGAGCTGCTACGGGCGGAAAAGCAGGGGATAAGTATTACCTGTCGATGAAGGACGCCTCGAAAAACTGGCATATGTTCGTTCTTGACACAAAAACGGGTATGTGGCACCGGGAGGACAACACGCAAGCGGAACGGTTCACAAACTGCCTTATGGACACGTTCTTTGTGTCAGGCAACAACCTGTGGGCGATCACACGCGGGGATGTAGCTACGGCATTTGACGAGGTTGAGGAGGGCTATGTGCCGGGCGAAGGCGGAGCAGCCGGGACAAATGCGCCGCTGGAGTGGCACGCAGAGACCGGTGATATCCTCTGGCTTCTGCCTGACCGCAAGCACCTTGAAAAGATGCAGCTTCGCGCCGAGATTCCTTCCGGAGGGAGCCTTGCTGTGTCTATTAAGTATCCCGGCGGCGCATGGACGAAAGTATGGGAGAAACTGTCGGCATCCGAGCGTGATATGTTCAACATCCCGATTACACCGCGCAGATGCGACCATTTCAGGCTGAAACTGTCCGGGACGGGTGATGTCAAAGTCTACGCCTTGTCAAAGACCTACGCGAAGGGAAGTGACGTGTAATGGCTGTGCTGCGGCTCCCGCCAATCCCGCAAGGGGAAATATCGACAAACCCTCAAGAATGGCGTTCCTGGGCCATCCAGCTTCAAGAGCAGCTGGAATACGGCTTTGGACACATAGAGACCGGGAACTTCACTGAAAAGGCACGGAAAGAGCTTGAGAATGCCCAGAAGGCTGCAGAAGCTATCGGGAAAACACTTGAAAACCTGAAATTCTCTTCCTCCATATACCTTGCCCAGCAACTTGCCGATAAACTGGATGGCAATCTGACGATACACTACTCCGCCACAGAGCCGGAAGAAAAAGCCTTATATGATATTTGGTACGACGAAAGCACAATCCCGCCCAAGGTCTGGCGCTGGACAGGGTTCCAGTGGAGCGACATTACCAGCAATCCGATTGGCACGCTTCTTACGCTTGCCAAGGATGCAAATGCGCTAGCTGATGGGAAAATCCGGACGTTCTACATGGAAACGGACCCAAGGGAAACCGAAACGGTGGACATTGGTGACCTGTGGTTTGATTCCGGGGATAACAACTTCCTGCGTCGTTATGATGGAACGGACTGGGTTCCGGCTCAAAACAACGCCCTGGGCAATATCTATACCGACAACGACGGGCTGCACCTTAAGAGCATAGAGGGCGGATACGAGGCTGTTTTGAAGGCGACGGCCCTTGAGTTTTATCAAGGTGGCGCGTGGATATGCGAATTTTCCAACTACGGCCTGACCACAGCAAGCGGCAACTTCTATGACCGAATTACGATAGGTACGACGACAAAAGGCTTTTATGACCTCACTGTTATTAAACAGGATTCAAATTCTATCCTGATGCTGGATTACAGGAGTGAGTGATATGGCGCAGATGCAGTTTACGATAGAGAATTTCAGTTTGACCAGCACATGGTATGGGATTAAAGATCCTGTCTCAAGTTACACAACACCGACAACCGCAACGGCAAATAAAACCTTTTCCCTTCCCGGCCTTCCTGCCAATGCCATCCTTGATGCCGCAACGCTTTATTCGTCGCTGGGAAGCCCGTATACCGGCGCAGCCATCAGGAAGATTGACGGCGTCACCTATTCAAGTGAAACACAAAAGGATGTATTGGCAAAATTACAGGCCCTGAACGGGAATTACGCAAACGGTGTTTCCTTTGAGTATAGATTCAAAGCTAACGGTGGGCAAGGTACAACATCGATATCCGGCATACCGCATTCTTCCTCCCTTGCCTGGAGAAACAACAC